GCATGGGGGAACAGGTACACGGGGAAGACGCCCCTGATCGCAGCCATGCGCTGCTTCGTAGCATCCCGCCTCGGCGACGAGGTGGACATCCCTGAGGAGCTTCTCTCATGAAAGACCTGACCCACCAGCTGCTCCAGCAGCTCAAGGCGCTCGAGTACGCCCCCGAGGGCGGCATCGAGCCCGCTGTGGTGCGTGTCTTCGCGCAAGCGAAGGCCACGCCGAGCGAGAAGTGCGACGCATTCTGGCGGCTCGACACGAGCCCCGGGCGCTACTCGTACCCGTACTTCGACTGGCACAGCAAGCTGCGCCGCACGCGTAACCACCCGGTCCACGGGCCCGAGCTGTTCGCGTTGTTTCGCTGACCCCGCCCGGGCCGCCCGGCCCGGGCACAACCCGCCCCTCACGGGGCTCTCGCCCCTCACGGGGCTCTCGCCCCTCACGGGGCTCTCGCCCCTCACGGGGCTCTCGCCCCTCACGGGGCTCACCACGAAGGAGCTTCACCTATGCAAGCAATCATGCTTCGCAAGATCGACGCCGAGGAGATCACCGGCGGCCTCACGCAGACGAGCAAGATGCCCTGCCCGTCGATCAGCCTGCCCACGCTCGCCTGTCACACGGGCTTCAAGCTGGCGCAGATCCCGGGCACCATCTGCTCGAAGTGCTACGCCAACAAGGGCTTCTACAAGATGTACGAGGCGACCATCGAGCCCGCGCAGATGGCCCGGCTGGCTGCGCTCGACGACCCGCTGTGGACCGAGGGCATGGTCAGGCTGATCCTCGGCCACGACTACTTCCGTTGGCACGACAGCGGCGACATCCAGAGCCTCGCGCATCTGGAGATGATCGTGGAGGTGTGCCGTCGCACGCCGGGCACGCAGCACTGGCTGCCCACGCGTGAGACGGGCATGCTGCTCGCGTTCGTGCGCAAGCACGGCAAGCACGCGCTGCCGCCCAACCTGACCATCAGGCTGTCGGCCATCTACCCCGACGTGCCCGTGCGCCTGCCCAGCCTGCTGCGCGACGTGCCGGGCATCGCCACGAGCAACGTGCACACGCTGGGCCGTGCGCCCATCGGCGTTGAGTGCGAGGCGCGCACGCGTGGTGGCAAGTGCGGCGACTGCCGTGCCTGCTGGGACGCCACGCTGCCCGCTGTGTCCTACCCCGAGCATTGACCCACCCCGCCGCCCCACCCGCCGCCCCCATCCGGGGCGGCACCACAGGAGCTACACCATGAAGAGCCACTTCTTCGCATCGTCCATCTATACGTGGATGACCACCGGCACACAGGTCGACCTGCGCGAGCTGATGAAGCGCATGGACAGGGAGGGGCACCCCTACGACCTCTTCGCCGTGCCGCTGCCGCCCGACGCGCCGTACGAGATCCGCACCTTCGCCCCGCAGGTCGAGGGTGCCATCTGGATGGGCACGATCACGCCCCCCGCCAAGCGTGCGCGCAAGCGCAAGTAACCACCCCGCCGCCCCATCCGGGGCGGCACAACCAAGGAGAGAAGCATGAAGATCGTGGACAACGCCATCGCTGCCAGCGTCGAGCGCGGCGGCAAGATCGTGTACCTGACCTCGATACCCGGGCTGCACAAGGCGCTGCTCGAACGCTCGAGCAGCTGCCACGAGGCCGACGACAACACCACCGAGTACTGGGGCAAGGACGCCGAGGGCAACGAGTGGCGCATCCATGTGTGGCGGCTGCTATGAGCCGGCCCGGCGTCACCCGACACCCGTCGGGCTTGAAAGGACGGTACCGCTACCGTGACGTGACGATCCAACGTCAAGATGAGCATCGCGGCTACTGGGGGAACTGGTACACCCCCATCGGGGTGTTCGACGCGCGAACCGGCGAACGCAAGACGCTCATCGCGCACACGCAGACGCAGCTGCTTGCCGAGATCGACAAGCACCTCGATGCGAACAAGGTGCAGCCGTGAACGCCGACGCCGTCGCCGGTGGCTGCCTCGGCCTGATCGCCCTGTTCTGGGTGGCCGACATCATGCAGCGGACTACTAGTGTCAGATCCGCCCCTCGCGGGGCGCAACCCGCCGTGCCAAGTCACGGCAAAACCAAGGAGAGCATCATGCACAAACGAGACCAACACCTGATCGAGCTGCTCAAGAAGGGCTCCGTCGCGCCTGCCATCCGCAAGGCGGCGCTCATGCCTGTGATCGACGACCGCTTCGCGCTGCGCATCGTGCGCAAGGGCGACCGCTACGGCAGCCTCGATACGCTGACCAACTCGTTCGACGAGCCTCTGCTCGAGGTCTACGACATCACGCAAGACCCCGACACGTTCGGCCCGCGCGGGCAGTTCGTGCAGCGCTACTACTGCGAAGACCTGCTGGAGAACGCGCACCCCGACGGCTTGGCGCTCGATCTGGGCGTGCCCGAGTGGCGCATCTCGGCGCAAGGCATGGTCCGACTGAAAGTCTGGCTGCTCGCCGAGCTGTCCTGACACGCTACGCTTGACAAAGCATGGGGGTTGCCGACGGTCATCCCCCGTGCTATCCTTCCGTTACCGTCAACCCTGTATCAACTCATAGGAGCATCACCATGTCTCACGAACTCACCAAGACCAACGGCCTGATCGAATTCGCCTACCGCCCGGACCACGGCATGCCGTGGCACGGCCTCGGCCAGCCCATGCAGGCTGCCGCCACGGTGGACGAGTGGCGCGCGGCCGCCGGGATGGGGTGGAAGATCCAGAAGGCGTTCGTGCGCTACCCCGTGGCGCACGGCGTCACGCCCGACGCCTACCGCAAGCTCGACGACACCGTCGTGCTGTTCCGCGACGACACCAAGGACGCGCTGGGCGTGGTCAGCTCGCGCTATCAGGTCGTGCAGCCGGGCGAGGTGCTGGAGTTCTTCCGCGACATCGTCAAGGTCGGCGGGCTCGAGCTGTCGGCGGCCGGCACGATCTACGGCGGCAAGCGCTTCTGGGCGACCGCCCGGATCGGCGAGGCGTCGCCGCTGTCCGTGTCTGACAGCATCGGCGGCTTCATCCTGCTGAGCACCTCGGCGGACGGCTCGCTCGCCACCGAGGCGCGGCGCACGTCCACGCGTGTGGTCTGCCGCAACACGCTGGCCATCGCGCACGGCGAGGGCCCGGCGGCCGTGCGTATCACGCACCGCAGCAAGTTCGACTCGGACGCCATCAAGCGCTTCATGGGGCTCAACGAGGCGAGCTGGGCGGCGTTCCGCCACCAGATCGTGCGGCTGGCCAACGTGCCGGTCAACACCGAGCTGGCAGGCGAGACGCTGGTCAGCGTCATGGCCGACGGCCCGGTCACCCCGGAGGTGCAGGACAAGGTGCGCGCGAGCGCCGGCTTCGGCAAGGTCATGGACCTGTTCGCCGGCGCGGGCAAGGGCGCGCGCCTCGACGGCGTCTACGGCACCGGCTGGGGGCTGGTCAACGCGGTGACCGAGTACGTCGACCACTGGTCGCGCTCGCGTAGCTTCGAGAACCGCTTCGCCTCGTCGCAGTGGGGGCCGGGTGCGGCGCTCAAGGAGCGCGCGCTCGACGCCGTGCTGGCGCTGGCCAAGTAAGCCGCACGCCGGCTACGCCGGCTACGCCGGCGCACGCAGCCCCGCCGGGCGGCGGGGCTGCACTCACATAAACAGGAGAGAAGGATGACGAACCGAACGAACATCGCACTCAAAGAGGCCATGCGCCTTTGCGAGTGGATCGAGCAGCACCCGCACGAACGCGGGAGCATCAACGGTCAGGCAAGCGCCGTGGCCAACATGATCCGCGCCCTGCAAGCGCGGCCGCAGAAGCCCGTCCTCTGGGTCCATCGGGACAACCGTGGCCTGACGACGGAGAAGGAGCCGCTGGGCGCGGATTGGATCGCGCTGGTGGAGGCGCAATGACCAAGATGTTGATCGACCGCGCCCTTCTGGAGCAGGCGCTGGAGGCGTTGGGTTTTAGCTGCCCCGCACCGCATCTGATGAGCAAACATGACGCGGCTGACACCGCCCTGCGCGCCGCGCTGGCGCAGGAGGAGCAGGAGCCGTGGACCGACCGAGAGCTTGAACTCATCGACGGGATGATCGAAGTCCAACTGCGTCACGCCGCGCAGTGCGATGTCATCGCCAACCGCCCGATGGCCGAAAAGCAGAAGGGCTGGGACATGGAGCGAGTGGCCCTGCTGATGAAGATCAGGAACGCCCCACCCCGCCGCGAGTGGAAGGGGCTGACGGAGGAGGAGATTTGGGAGTTGTACTACGACGAAAGAATCCCTGAGGGGGAGCGCAGCGACAGAGTTGACTTCGCCCGCGCCATCGAACAGGCGCTGAAGGAGCGCAACCATGGCTGACCTGAGAGCAGCAGCGCAGGCGGTGATCGAGCAGTTGAAGCGCGGCTGGGTGTCGGAGAGCGACCCCGTCGCCAATGACCTCCGCGCCGCGCTGGCGCAGGAGGAGCAGGAGCCGTACTGCTACATCTACGAATACGACAGCGCATTCGGCCTGCACCGGGAGTTCTACCCCGGCCCGTACAACGGAAAGCAGAAACCGGATCGCACAGTGCCGGTCTACACCCACTCACCCCGCCGCGAGTGGCAGGGGCTGACGAAGGAGGAGCGCGAAGCAGCCATAAATTGGGCAATAGACCAAGAGACAACGCAGTACAGCCGTACAGTCGCCCGCGCCATCGAGCAGGCGCTGAAGGAGAAGAACCATGGGTGACATGGCCGAGACCTTCCGCGAGTACAACGCCTACAAGCGCGAGCGCAGGCAGCGGCTGGGCATGACCTGCCCAGACTGCGCCGTGCGTCTGCCCAAGGCGCACCCGAAGGTCCTGATGCCGGGCCAGCGGTGCTGGTGCGGGTATGTCGACAAGAGGCTGCGTGCGGCTGAGGAGAAGAACCAATGATGCCCGTACCGACCCTGTACCTGCGCTTCGTGGAGCGCCTAGAGATCGACTACGAAAACTCGTCTCACGAACACATTGCCCAGCGCCCCATTCGCGTTCTCCAGCAGTTCTGGGAGCACCCGGGCGGCAGTCACGTAGCCGGCGATATGTTCCACCTGAGGACGGGCACTTGGCGCGATGTGCCGGTGGAGAGGGAAGCATGAACCGCAAGCCAAAACCCGAACTCACCCGCGAGCAAGGCTGGGGGTGGAACGAGATTATGGTGATCAGCGCCTTTAGGTACTGCGTGGGTCGGCAGACCTATGTGGTGCAGGCCTGCGCTGACTGGCTCATCTCTATCTGGCCGATGCTGGGGGCCAATACCAAAGCAGTCATCCAGCGTGATCTGGAGCGGGAGTTTGAGATGGACGACAACGCCCGGATGCGCGAGGAGAACTACAAGCCGCTGGGCTGGGACTGTGACAGACGCGATTGGGAGCGCGTGAGAGCGCTCTGGAAAGGAGAGAAGAAATGAACCCCGTTACGGTGATCGGCGTTACCCCCGTGACTCCCGCACTCACGCCAATGGCGGCGAACATGACCCTGCGAGATTGGTTCGCTGGGATGGCGTTGCAGGGGCTGTTAGCCGGCACAAAAACATCCGATGGACAGGCTATTGTGCAGGATGCCTATGCCTTGGCAGACGCCATGATGGCAAAGAGGGAGAAGACGAAATGACCACCATCCACTACTGGTGCCCGATCAACCGGGCGTACATCTATGCCACCGTGCCTGTCGAGGTGGCGTTTCTACTAGCGAGGCTGACATGATACTCAAGCACAAGTGGCGCACTGTCACTGCGGAGGCCAAATACACCGCCGATCTAATCAGGATCACAGGTCCGTACGATAACGAGGCGCGCCTTGATCATCTCACTGACATCGTCAGCCGCATGATCGACAAGATGTGGTTGAGCGACAAGGACCGGCTTGAACTGATCGACCCGCACAGCGAATGGGAGGTTGCGGAATGACCCGCGTCCTTCTTCTGACGCTGCTGCTTGCGGGCTGCGGCAAGATCGCGGATGTGGTGTCCACTGGCATGGACGGCTACTCGCTGCGCTGCATCGAAGGTACGCGGTACGTGCTGCTGTCCTCAGAGCACGGGCTCGCCATCACGCCTCTGCTCGGCACCGACGGGCTACCGAAGTCCTGCACACAAGGAGAGAAGAAATGACCGACCGAGAGATGCTTGAGTTCGCCGCGAAGGCGGCGGGGATTACGGTTTCGTTCGACAGAACGAGACGCGACTGGGCGTGGAACTCACTCGATGACGACGGCGATGCGCTGCGGCTGGCGGTGAAGCTGGGTCTTGTAGTGTGCGTGCTGCATAGCATCAACCTCACAGGGGTTTACTTGCCTGCTGAACGTATTGGGGGGAAATACGACATAACTGAGCATCACAACGGCGACCCCCTCGCCGCCACCCGCCGCGCCATCGCCCGCGCTGCGGCTGAGATTGGGAGGAACATGGAATGACCTGTCCCGACTGTGAGCGCCACAAGTTGAGCGCCGCCCTGTGGCGGCACAAAGCCTACGAACTCAACGGCACACCGCTGCCGTGGAGCGCAGAGGAGATGATCAAGGAGGCAGTGCTGGCCGAGCGCGAGGCGTGTGCGCGGGTGTGCGACGACTTGGACTTGCGCAACCGCCAACTGCGGCCGGAATATCAGATAGGATTGGATAACGCTGTGCGGGCCATCCGCGCAAGGGGGCAAGCATGACCGACGATCAGATCATCGCCGCCGCCAAGCTGGTGCGCGACGGCGGCCACTGGAACCAGCTCGACATCATCAACTTCGGTCGGCTCATTGCGCTCGCCGAGCGCGAGGCGTGCGCGAAGGCTGCCGAAAGGCAGGCGCGGTTCATTGGCTACAACGTACATGCCGAGGCCATTGCCGACGCCATCCGCGCAAGGGGGCAAGCGTGACTGACAACATCAAGCCCTTTCTGAAGGCCACCACACCTGACAATAGCGACTGCATCGCCATGCTGGAACAGTGGCTGGAAGATGCGAAAAACGGAGAACTCATCAGCGTCGGCATCATCGGCCGGCGTGTGGGTGGCGAATGGCAGACCGCTTTCTCGCGCTCTGACAATGGTGCCGAAGATGCAGGTATGCTGCTAGAGCTTGCCATCCGGCGGCTCGGATTTACTTTACCAAGGAACTGAACATGAATATCGAACAAGAGATTCAAGCCCGCGGCCTCACCGCGCCGCGCGTCACGCCGGCCGACATCGAGGCGAACATCGTCAGCGAGTACTACTTCACGGCGCGCCAAGGCGTCGATGGCGCTGACATTGAGCAGTTGCGAGCGTCAGAGCCAACTGCGCCACTCACGCTGGCGGCGTTCTCAGACGACCCTGATCTCTCCAAAACCCGCGTTGCGCCACTGAACCTCCTGACCTTCTGCGTGTTGGTCCTCAAGAACGGCTTCACCGTCACCGGCGAGAGCGCCTGCGCCAGCCCGGAGAATTTCGACGCCGAGGTCGGCCGCAAGATCGCCCGCGCCAACGCGGTCAACAAGGTCTGGCCGCTGATGGGCTACGCGCTGCGCTCGCGGCTCGCTGGGGAGGCGGCATGAAGACCTACATCGGGACCAAGCTCATCAACGCCCGGCCGATGACGCGTGCGGAGTACAACGCCTACCGGGGCTGGACGCTGCCGGCCGACGAGAACGGTGCCGACGAGGGCTTCCTCGTCGAGTACCTCGACGGCGGGAGGGCCAACGACATGCGGCATGTCGGTTACATCTCGTGGTCGCCGGCCGGCGTCTTTGCGCGCGCCTACCGCGAGACCTCGGGTATGTCGTTCGGGTTGGCCATCGAGGCGATGAAGCAAGGCCATCGCGTCTCCCGCGCCGGCTGGAACGGCAAGGGCATGTGGCTGTGCCTAGTGAACGGCTACACCTACAACCCGAGCAGCATTGACTCTGCCGTCTACGCGCTTGGCTGCAAGAAGCTGCCGTGGATCGGAATGAAGACCGCTGACAACGGCTTCGTCCCATGGCTCGCCAGCCAGACCGACATGCTGGCCGAAGATTGGACGGTGGTGGAGAAATGACCGACGAGGAGATCGTCGCACTCGCGCGAAAGGCGGGCATCACTGTCCGCCCCGGAACGCTGGGTGTCGAGTGCTGGGTCGAAGACCTGAGACGCTTCTTGGCGCTGGCGTTAGCCAGCCCCCCGCCCGAGGCGCGCACCGACGCCGAGAAGCTCGCCTACGCCGCCGGCTGGTGGGCGGGCGCGCAGGCCGAGCGCGAGCGCCTCGGCGCGTTCGTCCGCGAGGTGCAGGCCCACGCCCGTTTGCAAGGCATCCTCGGAGAGCCGATCGTATGAGCGCCTGTCCCACCTGCGGCAGCTTCGACTCCGTCGTGTACGATTCGCGCCCACTGCAGAACGGATGGACGCGTCGGCGGCGTCGCTGCAAGATCGACAACCATCGCTGGGTCAGCTACGAGCTGCCCAGCATCGAGCTGGACGTATCCGAACGAGACCCATACGAACTGAGAGAGGTAGGGAAGCGACGAAATGCCGATGATCAAACTGAACGGGATGCTGTTCGCGCGGATGGTGAAGATGCTGCTTGACGGCGCGACGGTGCATGAGATAGCGGACGAGACCGGCCTACACAAGGTCACGGTCACACGCTACACTCGTGAGCTGCACAAGGCGCGCGCAGTGCATATCGCGTACTGGGAGGCTGACTCTCTCGGACGCGAATGCATCAAGGGTTACCGCATCGGCGACCAGCGCGACGTGCCGCGTCAGAAGCGCAAGACGGCTGCGCAGCGCACGGCCCTGTACAGGGCACGCAAGCGCCAGCGCGTACTGCTGCACCAACTGGCTGGGAGACCCCATGCGACGTAGCGGCAAGGTCATCACCGCAGTACTGCTCACGCTCCTGCAGCGCGGGCCGGTCACGTCGCGTGTGGTCGCTCGTGCCTGCGAGATCCATATCAACACCGCTCAGAGCTGGCTCAAGCTGCTGCGCGAGCAGGGCACCATCCGCGTCGCGGGCTGGGAGCCCGACGCGCTGGGTCGAGACAGCACGCCTATCTACGCGCTTGGTGAAGGCGTGAGTGTGCAGCGCCGTGCGCTGACGAGGGCGGAGATCGCCAAGCGTTACCGTGAAAGGAAGAAGCGTGGACAAGACGATCAATGACGTGATTCGTGCCACCGACGTTCAGGTCGGCGGCGGCCACTACAAGGACATGCGTATCCAGCCGGCCGAGTTCATCGCGGCCAACAAGCTGGGGTTCCTCGAGGGCTGCATCATCAAGCGCATCTGTCGCTGGCGTAACAAGGACGGCATTCAGGATCTGCAGAAGATCAAGCACGAAGTCGATCTGCTGATCGAGTTCGAGGCCAAGTACGGAACTAGCAAGTAGGCGTGGTGAACCTGTCGCCGTGCCGGCATGGCAGATGTAAGCCGGCGACAGTGCAGTGGGTGGCCTACGCGTTGTTCAAGCCCACTGCTCCTTTCTAGCGCAAACGGGGGGCCACGCGCAATCTGCCTTCCCCCACCAACCACACAACAGGAGAGTCACCATGGCAGCAACACCCGAGGCGCGCGTCAAGGCCGCCATTCGGCGCAAGCTCAAGGCCGCCGGCGCGTACTACGTCATGCCCATAGGCACCGGCTTCGGTACCAGCGGCGTGCTCGACTTCAGCGTCTGTCACAAGGCGCGCTACATCGGCATCGAGGCCAAGGCTGGCAAGAACCAGCCGACCGCACTGCAGCTCAAGAACATCGCCGACATCCGCGCAGCCGGCGGCATCGCGCTCGTGATCAACGAAGCCAACCTGCATGAACTGGACGAGGTGCTCAATGGATGAGGCCGCACGCAAGCGCCTGAGCGTGTCGCTCAGCCAGACGATCTGCGAGGTCTTGGACAGCTTCGTCAATGACAAGGAAGACATTACGCACTTCCTGACCTCGCTGCGCACCCTGCTGATGGGCTACGCCGAGGACAGCACCACGTCCGTGGTCATGCTCGTCCAGCATGCGGACGAAGCGCTGCTGCACGTTCACGCCATCAACACCGAGCCGATTCAGGCGCACAACATGATCGACCTCGCGCTCAAGGTCTCGACCGCCCGCGTCACCGCCGACGCACCCCCACTGAAGGATCGCCACTGATGAACAAGCCCTTTGATCGCATTCTCGCAATCGACTTCGAGACCGCGTGGTGCAGCAAGTCATACACGCTGTCTCGCATGACCAACGAGGAGTACGTCCGCGACCCGCGTTTCAAGGCGTGGGGGATGGTGGTGCACGAGTACGGCTCAGACGCGCCGCGCATCTGGATCGGCGCGCGGCACATCGCTGACTGGGTGGCCAAGCAGGACTGGTCCCGCACGGCGGTGCTGGCACACAACGCGCAGTTCGACGTGAGCGTCCTGTCGTGGCATTACGGCGTGCAGCCGGCGTTCATCATCGACACGCTGTCGATGGCCCGCGCGCTGCATGGCGTCGAGGTGGGCAACAGCTTGGCCAAGCTGGCCGAGCGCTTCAACCTGCCGCCCAAGGGCAAGGCCGTCCACAGCACCGACGGCATGCTCGACGGCATCAGCTACGAGGTCGAGAAGGAGCTGGCCGAGTACTGCAAGCATGACGTGTTCCTGTGCGAGGAGATCTACGCGCGGCTGAGCCCGGGCTACCCGGTGTCGGAGCTGCGCCTGATCGACATGACCCTGCGCATGTACACGCGGCCGCTGCTCGAGCTGGACCCGGACATGCTGACGAACGCGCTGCTGGAGGAGCGCGAGTCGCGCGAGGAACTGCTGCGCTTCTTTGGCGTGGCCGAGGAGGAGCTGGCCAGCAATCCGAAGTTCGCCGAGCTGCTGCGCCGCTGCGGCGTGGAGCCGCCCACCAAGGCCAAGCGCCCGACGGCGAAGACGCCCAACCCGGTGGGGCGTACGTACGCGTTCGCCAAGAACGACGCCATGTTTCAGGCCATGCTCAACGGCGACAACCCGGACGTGGCGCTGCTGTGCGAGACGCGGCTGAAGGTGAAGTCGACGACCGAGCGCACGCGTGCGCAGCGCTTCCTCGACATCTCCGGCCGTGGCCGGCTGCCGGTGCCCCTGTCCTACTACGGCGCGATCACCGGCCGCTGGACGGCGAGCAAGGGCAGCGCGATCAACATGCAGAACCTCAAGCGCGGCTCGTTCCTGCGCAAGGCCATCATGGCCCCCGAGGGGTACCAGATCGTTGTGGGCGACCTGTCGCAGATCGAGCCGCGCGTGCTGGCGTGGCTGTCCGACTACGAAGAGATGCTCGACATCTTCCGCAGCGGGCAGGACGTGTACGGGCAGTTCGGCTCGCAGATGTTCGGCATACCGGGGCTGACCAAGGAGACGCACCCGGTGCTGCGCCAGAGCGCGAAGTCGGCGCTGCTTGGCTGCGGGTTCCAGCTCGGCTGGGCATCGTTCGCTGCGCAGCTGCTGGTGGGCTTTCTGGGCGCGCCGCCTGTGCGCTACGACAAGGCGTTCGCCAAGCAGCTGGGCGTCACCGGCGATTACATCCAGCGCTTCCTCGAATGGGATGAGAACGTGCGGCAGATGAACGAGATCGCGCACACCTGCACGGACTTGGAGCTGCTCACGCACTGCGTGGCGGCCAAGCGCATCATCGACATCTATCGCGCCACGGCCACGCCTGTCGTGGGCTTCTGGGAACTGATGGGCGCGCTGATCGAGCGCTCGCTGGCCGACGGCGAGGAGTACCAGCACAAGTGCCTGCTGTTCCGCAAGGAGGAGATTGTCTTGCCGAGCGGGATGAGCGTGCGCTATCCTAACCTTCGGCAGGTCAAGGGAAAGAACGGGAAGATGCAGTGGGTCTACGGACCCGATGCAACGAAGCTCTATCCCGGCAAGGTCACGAACAATGTTGTTCAGGGCACCGCACGCGTGGTGCTTACGGACGGCATGCTTCGTGTGGGTAAGCGCTACCCGGTAGCGGGCAGCGTTCATGATGAACTGCTGGGCATCGTCCCTCATAACGAGGCCGAGGAGGCGAAGTCGTGGGTGTTCGAGCAGTTGACGCGAACCCCCAAGTTCATGCCCGGCATTCCGCTCTCTGCGGATGTCGGTGTTCACCGTCGATATGGTCTCGCAAAGCAATAGGAGAAAGCCATGGCACGCACCAAGATCAAACCGCTACCTATCCCCAAGCGCATGCGCGTCGGCAAGCGCACCGTGCACATCAAGCGCGTAGTAGACCCCAAGCAGGTGTCGTGCTGCATCGACGGCACGCGCATCGTGGTCAACGCTGACCCCGCCCGCAGCGCGAGCCGGATCAACGAGACGTTCTGGCACGAGTTGACGCATGCCATCCTGCACGCCATGGGCAAGCCCATCAAGGCCGAAGAGAACTTCGTGCGGCAGTTCGCCAAGCTGCTCAGCCAAGCCGTCAACACGGCGAGGTTCTGATATGCGCGCTCCGACATGGTCGCACTCCTCGCTCAAGGACTTCGAGGGGTGTGAGCGCCGCTACCAGCACACGCGCGTCCTCAAGCTCTACCCGTTCAAGGAGACGGCGGCGACGCGCTACGGCAACGACGTGCACGCCGCCATCGAGCACTACATCCGGGACGGCGTGCCGCTCGACCCGATGTACGAGAAATTCAAGCCCATCGTCGACGCCATGCTCAGCAAGCCCGGACGCAAGCTGGCCGAGCAGCGCATGGCGGTGACCGAGCAGCTCGTGCCGTGCGCGTGGGACTCGCCTGCTGTCTGGGTGCGCGGCATCGCGGACATCCTCATCATCGACGACGAGAACATGACCGCGTGGGTGGGCGACTGGAAGACTGGCAACAACCGTTACCCTGACCTCGACCAGCTCGTGCTCATGTCGCTGATGGTCTTCTGCAACTACCCGCATATCCGCCGCGTCAACTCAGCGCTCTTCTTCATCCTGAAGAACGACATGGTCAAGATGAAGATGCTGCGAGAGGATATGCACAAGGGCTGGCAGCGCTACCGCGAGCGGTACGCGCGGCTCGTGGCCAGCTACGCCAACAACCGCTGGAACCCGAACCAGACGCCGCTGTGTGGCTGGTGCCCGGTGACCGGATGCGAGTTCAACCCGAAGCACCACGGAGGCTGACATGCCCAAGCCACGCGACTACAAGCGCGAGTACGCGCTGCAGAAGAAGCGCGGTGAAGACCGCGATCAGATCGAACGACAGCGCGCACGGCGCGCCTACGATGCGGCCGGCATCGAGCGCGACGGCAGGGACATCGATCACGTCAAGCCGCTGCGCGCCGGCGGCAAGAGCACGCCGGGCAACACGCGCCTGCGCTCGAGGAGCGCGAACAAGGCCGACAACGGCCACAAGCCCGGAGAATGATGTGGAGATCCTCGCCAACAAGGCACTGCTGATCCGAACGCGAGCGCCGGAGAAGTACTCGATCATCCCGCGCAGCCGCGTCGTGGAGACGCTACCCGACGGCGGCTACAAGGTCGCCGTGTTCTGGGGGCTCGACGAAGCGCGCGTGCTGCGCAACCTCGGCGTGCGCGACGTGCCGTCCCCGATCCTGCGGGACTACAACTGGCCCAACCGCTTCAAGGGCGGCGTCATGTCGCACCAGCGCACGACCGCCGCGTTCCTGTCGCTGCACGCGCGAGCCTTCTGCTTCAACGAGCCGGGCACGTCCAAGACTGCGAGCGCGCTGTGGGCAGCCGACTACCTGATGACCAAGAAGAAGGTCAGACGCGTGCTGGTGATCTGCCCGGTGTCGATCATGACCAGCGCGTGGATCGGCGACATCAACAACACGGTCATCCACCGCAGCGCCATCGTGGCCCACCACAGGCAGGCGTCGCGGCGCATCGAGATGATTCAGGGCGACTACGAGTTCGTCATCATCAACTACGACGGGCTCGCGATCGTCGCCAACGAGATCAGGGCCGACGGGCGCTTCGATCTGGTGATCGTCGATGAGGCGAACGCATACAAGAACCCCTACACCGATCGGTGGAAGGCGCTGGCCTCGATCATCGGCCCCGACACCTACCTGTGGATGATGACCGGCACGCCCGCCGCGCAGTCGCCCGTGGACGCCTACGGCCTTGCCCGGCTCATCAACCCGAAGGGCGTGCCGCACCTGCTCACCGGCTGGCGCGACAAGGTCATGAACAAGATCTCGACCTTCAAGTGGGTGCCCAAGCCCAACGCGCGCGATCTGGTGTTCAACGCGCTGCAGCCCGCCATCCGCTTCGCGAAGGCGGACTGTCTCGACCTGCCGCCCGTGCTCACCGAGACGCGCAATGTCGAGATGTCTGCGCAGCAGCGCAAGTACTACCAGCAGCTCAAGGCGCAGATGATGGTCACGGCGGCCGGCGAGGTGATCAGCGCGGTGAACGCAGGCGTGGCGCTCAACAAGCTGCTGCAGATCTCGTGCGGTGCGGCCTACACCGACGACAAGGAGACGGTCGAGTTCGACGCCAGCCCTCGGCTGAAGGTGCTGTCCGAGATCATCGAGGAGACCGACCGCAAGCTGCTGATCTTTGCCATGTTCCGTTCGAGCATGGACACGATCGAGCGCCACCTGCAGAAACAGGGCGTGAGCTGCGCGCAGATCCACGGCTCGGTGAGCGCCGGCAAGCGCACGCAGATCATCCACGAGTTCCAGACGCAGCCGACGCCGCATGTGCTGATCATGCAGCCGCAGGCCACGGCGCATGGCATCACGCTCACGAGCGCCGACACCGTGGTGTTCTACGGCCCGCTGATGTCCGTCGAGATGTACCTGCAGTGCATCGCGCGGGCCGACCGCAAGGGGCAGGACGCCAGCAAGGTGCGCGTCATCCACATTCAGAGCAGCCCGGTCGAGGAGCGGTTCTTCAAGGCCATGACCGGGAAGGTCGACGACCACGCGCTGCTGATCGACCTCTTCAAGGCCGAGGCCGGTCGGTAGTACAGGGGCTTGCGCAAGCGAGCAGTCAGCAGTACACTTGTCAAAGGTTGGACAAACCAACCACACAACAGGAGCTTAGGATGAGCGATACCGAACAGGCCAGCGTGCCGCTGGATAAACTCGCCCGCGTCTACCGGCGCATCCAAGGGCGGATTCAGGAGCTGACCACGGCGTACGAGACGGAAGTCGCGACGCTGAAGGCGCAGCAGGATGCGGTCAAGTCCGAACTCAAGGACCGGCTGCTGGCCATGGGCGTCAAGAGCGCCAACACGGCCGAGGGCACTGTGGTGCTCACTACCCGGACGCGCTACCACGCGCAGGACTGGGACGCGTTCAAGCAGTTCATCGTCGAGCACGACGCGCTGGAGCTTCTCGAAAAGCGCATCGCGCAGGCGAACATGGCGGCGTTTCTTACGCAAAATCCCCAGCTCGTTCCGCCCGGGCTCAACTCCAACAGCGAGTACGTCATCGCTGTCCGCAAACCCAAGTGAGGATCTACGATCATGAATGCCATCACGCATTTCAACCCCAGCAAGGTGCCGGCGTTCGCCAAGAACGCTGAGCTGTCCGAAACCGCCAAGGCGCTGGCCGGCAACGCGCCGGGCGGCAAGCGCATCTCCATCAAGGGCGGCGTGTTCCGCTTGCTCGACGGCGGCAAGGAGATCGCGGCGATCGACGAGCGCTACCTCGACGTGGTGCTGGTGAAGGCCGCGACCAAGATCAACCGGGTGTTCTACGCCGGGAAGTACAACCCCGAGGAGTCCGCTGCCCCGACGTGCTGGTCGGCCGACGGCGACCGCCCCAGCCCCGACGCGCAGGAGCAGCAGAGCGAGACCTGCGCCAACTGCGCGAAGAACGTCGCCGGCTCCGGCGAAGGCAACAGCCGCGCCTGCCGCTACCAGCAGCGCACCGCCGTGGCGCTGGCCACCGACCTCGAGAGCGGGGCGCACTCGCTGACCGTGCCGGCTGCCAGCCTCTTCGGCAAGGCCGAGGGCGACAACCGGCCGCTGCAGGAGTACGCCCGCTGGCTCGCCGCGCAGAAGATCAACCCGGAGACCGTGGTCACCCGGCTGAAGTTCGACACGAGCGCCGAGTCGCCCAAGCTGTTCTTCAAGGCCATGCGCTGGCTGACCGACGACGAGTTCGAGACCGTCGAGCAGATCGCTCAGTCGAAGGAGGCGCAGGACGCCGTGACCGTGTCCTTCAGCAAGCGCGAGGCCGCCGGCGCGCCGCCGGAGTTCGCCGGCCAGCCGCCCAAGGCCAAGGCGAAGGCCAAGGCAGCCCCCGCGCCGGCCGAGGAGGACGATGAGCCCGCCCCGCCGCCCAAGGCGAAGGCCAAGGCCGCGCCGGCCCCTGCGCCGGCCGAGGACGACGAAGACGCGCCGCCGCCCCCGCCCAAGGCGAAGGCCAAGGCCGCCCCTGCGCCGGCCGAGGACGACGCCGAGGAGCCGACCGTGCGCAAGGAGGCCGCCAAGAAGCCGCCGGTTTCCGGCAAGCCCGACCTCGCGCAGGCCATCAGCGACTGGGACGACGACTGATCGGAGGAGGGCCGCGCAAGCGGCCCTCACGACCATGTATCACGTCAACTTCATCACCAAGGTGAAGCAGTTGCCGCTGACGCTCGGCGTCCGCCTCGGACGCTGGGCGATCTACCACGACATCTCGGTAACGGATCTCGCTCGCGCATCTGGCGCAACCCGGCAGACAGTCTACAACTGGATGCACGGCGGCGAGATCACGCCCTCGTATCGCAACACCGTGGAGCGGCTGGTCAGCTGCTTGCAGTCGTCGAAATCAACGGAAGAAGCATGGAGAAAGATATGCACGGACTTCAACCTAGCGCCATGACGGACATCGAGCTGGTTCACTATGCGCGCTTGAAGGGCGTCGACGCGCTCGACAAAGCGTGGGTGGAAGAGCTGCTCCGCCGTCTGGAGAAAATCCTCAATCAACGCGCCTGAGCCTTGCCATGCGCGCGCTGGAACTCATGGCGGCAGTGTTGCCGCCGCCCGGCCACGGCCGCTACTGCGTAGCGGCGCTCAGCAGCAAGCGCAAAGAACACGCCTTCGGAGACACGCTCGAAGAACTCGTACCCCATATCAAGCGATGGTTCAAGCAGAACCGCGACATCTACTTCGCAATGGCCACGTTCGACCCGCAGCAAGCGCGTCGGCTGGCCGTCAACGCACAGTTCGTTCAGTCCATATTCATCGACATCGACGGCTACGCCACGCGCTCGGAGGCAGGCGCAGCGCTCTACGAGTTTCTGGAGAAGACCGGCATCGACCAGCTCGGGCTGCCCTACGTGGTCAGCTCAGGCGGCGGCCTGCACTGCTACTGGCCGCTCACAGAGCCGGCGGACATCGCGACATGGAAGCCGATCGCTGAGAACCTCAAGCGCTTGTGCGCGCAGGAGAAGCTGGTCATCGACATGACGGTGACCGCCGATGCCGCGCGTGTGCTGCGCGTGCCGGGCACCTTCAACCACAAGGCCAAGTACGGCACGCCCCGCCCGGTCAAGCTGCTGCGCGAAGGCACCGGGCCGATCGACCTGCGCCGCTTCGGCGCTACGGTACGCGCGCAGCTGAGCGCGAAGTTCGCGCCGGCCAGCAACGCGTTCGTGCCCGAGACCGTGCAGCTTGCAGGGCAGCGCCCGTCGAAGGCGCAGCACAAGCGTTCGGCGGCCGCAGAGGCGCTCATGGCCAACCAGATCCAGCGCTTCGAGACGATCTGGATCAAGTCCGAGGAGGGCAGCGGCTGCGCGCAGCTCAAGCACTACCTCGACAACGCCTCCGAGGATGGCATGGAGCCGCTGTGGCGTGGCCTGCTGTCATGGGCCAAGTTCTGCGACGACGGCGACGAGCAGGCCGCGAAGCTCTCCGAGCTGCACCCGTACGAACCTGCGCGCATGCAGCAGAAGCTGCAGGAGATCAAGGGGCCGTACCCCTGCATCAAGCTGGACACGGAGAACCCCGGCGTGTGCCCGGGCTGCCCGCACTGGGGCAAGATCACGAACGGGCTGGCGCTCGGGCGTGAGGTGCAGACCAACAACGTCGGTCGCGAGATCGAGATACCGGCCAACACCCTGCCACCCGCCGAGGGCGAGCAAGAGCTGGATACGCGTCGCGAGGACAACGAGTTCGGCGTCGAGAACGACGCGCCGCAGAACGCAACGACGCGCAGGGTCAAGATCCCGCCGCCGCCAAAGGGGTTCAGCTACGGTAACAGCGGCGGCATCTATGTCGAGATCCGCGAGCGCGACGCCACCGGCGTCGAGATCAAGACGCAGGTCGAGGTGCTGCCCCACGAGCTGTTCGTGGTCGACCTGCTCAAGCTGGACGATCAGGAGCACCGCGTGCACCTGATGGCGATCAAGCGCATCGGCGGCGCAGGGCTGGATCAGACGCAGTACACCTCGATCATCGTGCCCAGCAAGGCCGTGGTCTCGAAGGACGAGATGCTCAAGTGCCTCGCGGCGCACAACGTGTACGCCAGCCGAGGCTCAGTCGACCAGTACCTGTTCAACTACGTGCGCGCCTGCGTCAACGAGGCGACGATGATGCGCAAGGCGCTCGAGGTGCCGATCCAGTTTGGCTGGCAGAAGGATCGCAGCTTCGTCTACAACAACCGCGTGTTCCGCGCGGACGGCACCGAGAGCGTGGTGCCGATGCCCGGGCTCGAGAACCTGAACCGGATCACCAACAGCAAGGGCACGCTCGAAGGCTGGCGCAAGCCGTGGCAGCTGCTGATCGAGCGCCGCATGTACACCATGCTCGCCATGTGCGTCGACAGCTTCGGCTCGACGCTGATGCACTTCTCCAACCACGAGGGGTTCGTCTGGCACATCGGCTCGACCGCGTCGGGCACTGGCAAGTCGCTCACCCTGTCGCTGAAGGCAGGCGTCTGGGGGCACCCGGTGCGCTACCGCACCAGCAAGGGAACGTCCCCCGTCGCGATGCAGCAGCGCGCCGGCCTGCTCAACAGCC